GTCGGGATGGGGGCTTGAAATTGTTTCCTGGGGGTGTATAATATGCTGTATGACTTGAATCCCCCTACGAAGCCAGATAATAGCTGAGGAGAACTACTCTGGATAAGGGATGGGATCAGATCAAGAATCAGTCGTGGCAGAGACGTGAGGTTCTGTCTCGGAAGGGGAGGGACATCTCCCCTCTACCCAAGGTGGTCGACCACGACCGGAAGGCGAGGTGTTTGAAATCATTCAGGCGATTCTGTGAGACCTACTGCCCGAGGGTATTCTGTCTTCCCTGGTCGCCCGACCACCTAAAGGCCATCGCGAAGATAGAGAGGGCAGTGATCAGGGGAGGGCTCTTCGCATTCGCCATGCCTCGTGGAACTGGGAAGTCGTCTCTCTGCGAGACTGCGGCCATCTGGGCTCTCTTTAGGGGCGCCCGTCAATTCGTTACGCTCATTGGCTCTGATGCAGGGCACGCCCGTATTATGCTGGAGAGCATCAAGGTCGAATTCGAAACCAACGATCTTCTGCTTGAAGACTTCCCCGAGATTGTCTACCCTATCAGAATGCTTGGGGGTATCTACCAGAGGGCCGCCGGGCAGCTCTACAAGAAGAAATCAACCTGGATAGGCTGGTCAGCTGACGAGGTAGTGTTGCCCACCATGCCACGGAGCAGGGCATCGGGGAGCATCATCAGGGTGGCGGGCATCGAGGCTCGCATCAGGGGCATGAAGTTCAAACGGGCCGACGGGCAGGCCGTACGCCCATCTCTGGTCATTCTCGATGACCCGCAGACAGATGAGTCTGCGCGTTCCCCTCAGCAGGTCAAGGTGAGGATGGGGGTGCTCAATGGAGCGATCCTGAACCTGGGCGGCCCTGGGAAGAAGATCGCGGCTATTTTGCCATGCACAGTCATCCAGCCTGATGACATGGCCGACCAGATCCTCAACAATGAGATCTATCCAGACTGGCAGGGGGAGAAGACCAAACTGGTCTATTCGTTTCCGACGAACGAGAAATTGTGGACCGAGTACGCTCAGGTTCGGGCGTCCGACCTAAAGAGTGGGGGTACTGGGGAGGTGGCCACTGAGTTCTATCGTGAGCATCGTGAGGCGATGGACGAGGGGGCGGTGGTATCTTGGGAGGAATTCAAGAACCCGGACGAGCTCTCAGCCCTTCAGCACGCTATGAACCTGAGGTATCGGGGAGGGGATGGCGGGCGGGCCTTCTGGTCGGAGTATCAGAATGAGCCGATGCGGGATGAGGACATACCTGTCGGGACCATGACACCAGAGGACATCTTGAAGAAGATGAATGGATTGAAGCAGGGACAGGTCCCCACCGGTGCCATCAGGCTCACTGCCTTCATTGATGTGCAGGCCGAACTCCTCTATTGGATGGTGTGCGCCTGGGAGGATAAGTTTACCGGTGCCATCATTGACTATGGGACCTACCCTGACCAGAAGATCAGAGAGTTCACTCTTTCGACCGCGACCAGGACCTTGTCCAGGGAGATTCCTAAGGCGGGGTTGGAGGCGAGGTTATATCATGGTCTGGAATGCTGTACCAAGATGCTCTTTACCAAGGCCTTTGATGGTGGTGGCCCGAAGATCAGTCACTGCCTCATCGATGCTAATTGGGGCCAGTCTACCGAGGTGGTCTACCGCTTCGCCACCCAGAGTTCCTACTCGTCGTTGATCTTCCCCTCCCACGGCCACTATTTCGGAGCATCATCAATTCCGATGCGGGACTACAAGAAGAAGCCAGGAGATCGGTTGGGGGTGAACTGGCGTATCCCATCTAGGACAGGTCGGCAGATGCGTCATGTGCTCTTCGATTCGAATTATTGGAAGTCATTCTGTCACTCTCGATTTATGGTACCGATGGGGGATCCTGGGTCGTTATCGTTGTACGGTCGGGTGGCCTCAGATCATTCGTTGCTTACCACTCACCTCACCTCTGAATATCCGGTGAGAACTGAGGGACGTGGGCGGATAGTAGATGAATGGAAGCATCGTGTTGAGCAGGTAGATAACCATTGGCTGGATTGTCTGGTTGGGTGTGCGGTGGGGGGATCAGTGGCGGGGGTCGAACTGTTTGAGCCAGTGGACCGTTCGGCTAGTAGGCCCAGAATGAAGTTGTCCGAGTTGATGAAGAAGAAGAGTGGTGCATGAATCAGGTTCTTGATTGTGGTCAATTGGTTGAGGGCATACGAGGCGTGGCTGCCGACATCGAACGGGACTTCCGTGCTGATCTTGGGGATCAGGATAACGGCCGCGGCAATTCGAATGTTCTGGTGGTTATCGGTGTTCTCTCAGGTGGGGTGTTCTTCGCTATTGATCTAGTTCGTTCGCTCAAGGTGCCTACTGTGTTGGGATGGGTTCGTATACAGACCTATCAGGGCACATCCCGACGTTCCGATGACGGGGCCAAGGCAGATCTTCTCCTTGATCGAGATTTCTCACTCTACGGGAGGGATGTGCTGGTCGTTGATGATATTCTCGACACAGGGTTTACCATGCGAGTGGTAGTTGAGCAGATTTCGCGTTTTGACCCCAGAAGTATCAAGACGGCGGTGCTTCTTAGGAAACCATCGACGGTGCCGAGGATTGATATTGATCACGTTGCCTTTGATATCACTGATACTTTCGTGGTGGGGTGGGGTATGGATCGTGATGGGCGATATCGTGATCTGCCCGGGATTTGGACGATATGAGTCTCAATGATCAGATTGATTTGATCTTGGCCGCCCAGAATGGAGATGTGTTGGCTAGGAATCAGCTCATCGAGTCGAACCTAGGGTTCATCATTTATGTGACTCGTCATGTTGTCGGCCAGAGGAATGTGGATTCGTACCTTAGCGATGCGGTGTTTGGGTTTATCAAGGCTATTGCTACTTTCAGGCCTGACCTAGTAAATCATCATGTTGGCTCGTATTTTTGGATTGGGATCAAGAGATCGATTATTTCAGCCCGGTGTGCAGAGTGTCCTGTTCCTGAGGGTATGTGCGTCAGGGAGATATGCGAAGATGACATCATTGATGATATCAATCCCTTAGAGATTGAGGAATCAAGGGTGGCCTGGGAGGAACTCTCAGGGCTCAACGAGAAAGAACGTCGGGTCGTCATGGGGTTTTTCAATGGCGAGACTCTAGCTCACATCGCTCGTGATCTTGGGGTAACCGTCCAGAGGATTCATCAGATCAAGTCAAGAGCCCTCCAGGCTGTCAGATCCCGTCTCCTCAACTGAGTCTTAACTTATTCGGTTTATTGGTGTATACTCTTATGATGAGTACAGCCGGCGGAGATGCCATTACCAAAAACATATCTGGTCCGAAGCGGGTCCAGGTCGATGGGGTGATTGTTGAGCAGTTTGGGATGGAAGAGCTCATCGAGGCTGATCGCTATCTAGAGTCCAAGAAGGCGGTTAGGAAAGGTCTCGGTATTCGTATGGTGCGGGTTGAGCCTCCGGGAGCGACTGGATGAGTAGGCTGGGGCATTTCGTCAGGCACTTGATGGGTCGGCCTCGTTCTATCCCTACTCCCAGTTTTACTACCAGGAAGCCGGTCATCGTGGCTAGGTACGACTCAGCTCAGACTACGATCGAGAATCGCAAGCATTGGGGCGCGGCTGACGGCATGGCGGCGGATGCTGCTATCTCTCCCCAGATCAGAACTGTTCTTAGGAATCGTTCCCGATACGAGATAGCCAATAACAGTTATGCCAAGGGGATCGTCCTGACCCTCTCCAACTATGTTGTCGGTACGGGCCCACGCCTTCAGCTCCAGACTGATGACTCTGAATTGAATCGGAAGGTCGAGGCCACTTTCGCTGATTGGGCCTTGGCCATTCACCTGACCAAGAAGCTCCAGATTATGCGTACGTCCCAGACTGAGTCTGGGGAGGTATTTGGTCTTTTGGTTACCAATCCCTTGATCAATTCTTCTATCCAGCTTGATCTGAGGGTGATTGAAGCTGATCAGGTGGCTTCGCCCCTTTATCTGATATCTGTGATCGACGAGAAATTGGTAGATGGGATTGTATTTGACGATTTCGACAATCCTGTTTTTTATCATGTCTTGCGTCGACATCCTGGTTCACTTGCCTCGGGGATCAGGTTCTCAGCGACAGATTTCGTGACGGTTCCTGCTCGGTCAGTGGTGCATTTATTCAGACCTGATCGTCCTGGGCAGAGTCGTGGTGTACCTGAACTCACTCCCGCTCTTCCCCTATTCGCGCTCTTGCGACGTTATAGTCTCGCTGTCTTGGGCTCGGCTGAGCAGGCCGCCCTACCTTCTGGAGTCATCTATAGTGATGCTCCCGCTGATGAGACGGCGATTGTCGATCCTCTCGATGAGGTGGCGCTTGAGCGTGGGAGTTGGGTGACGATGCCCGCGGGGTGGAAGCTCGGGCAGATCAAAGCAGAACAACCGACTACGATGTATCGTGAATTCAAGAGAGAGGTCTTGAATGAAATCTGTCGTTGTGTCAATATGCCTTTCAATATCGCTGCGGGCAATTCGTCAGACTACAACTATGCCTCGGGGCGTCTTGATCATCAGATGTTCTATCGATCTATCGCCGCTGATCGAGATCGAATGACTCAGTCGGTTCTCGATCCGCTCTTCAATGCCTGGGTGAGTGAGGCGGCATTGGTGACCGGATATTTGCCTCAGGCGGCTCGACTTCTGACGGCGAAGTTCCCACATCAGTGGATCTGGGATGGGTTTGAGCATGTCGACCCGGCCAAGGAGGCCAATGCTCAGGCTACCAAACTGCAGAATAGCACCACGACCCTGGCGAACGAATATGCGAGATGCGGCCTAGATTGGGAGAATGAACTGCGTCAGAGGGCTCGGGAAGTTGATCTGATGCGTGAACTTGGGATTCCAAATCCCAATGAAAAGAAAGAGGTCTTCCCCCAACCCGAGGAAGTGGATGAGGATGAGGTAGTCAGGGAGGGGGTATGATGAGCAATGAATTCCTAGAGTTGGCCTCTTCAGTTCCTGAGGGTGTCATTCATTGTGAGGCTGAGGTTACCTTTGAGGCGCGCCATCATGGTTCTGAGGAGGAAGATAAGATGCATCCTCCGAAGTTCAAGATGGTGGCCAATACCGGAAGGTTGATGAACCTGGGCGGATTCGGTCGAATGGTTGTGATAGATTTCATGGGTCTGAAGATCCCCAACCATCCGGTTCCCATTAGGGCGAATCACGATTCTGGTCAGGGTGTGGGTCACACGACCAAGGTTGAGGTGGTTGAGGGTAGGCAGCTCATTGCCGAAGGTGTCATCTCACGCGATACCGAGGCTGCGCGCGAGATTGTCTCGAGTGCATCCAAAGGCTTTCCATGGCAGGCTTCGGTTGGTGTGTCCATCTCGAAGATGGATCATGTTGAATCCGATGTCACCATGGAGGTGAATGGTCGGAAGATGAAGGGCCCCATGACTATCGTTCGGGGTGGGGAATTGTCAGAGATTAGTTTCGTTGACCTGGGCGCCGATCGACGAACGTCGGCGACGGTCTCGGCGTCTCAGAGTGAAGGCGAAGGAGAGGATATGGAAACGAAGAAAACGAAAGAGGATGAGGTAAGGGCTCAGGAGGGGAAAGAAGCACCCCCGAAGAAAGTCGAGGCCGCTCAGGAGCCTGAGGTGAAGGCCAAGAAAGTCGACACGGTGCCCGAGCCGCTCCAGAAGGAACGCGATGCCGCTATCACCGCGACTCGTGAGCAGGTGACGGCTGAGCTGAAGCGCGTGAATGCGGTCCAGAAGCTCTGTGCTGGTAAGGACTTGCTCTCTATCGCTGAGAAGGCAATCAACGAAGGGTGGGACGAAGAGCGAACCGAGCTCGAAGTTCTGCGGGCCACTCGTCCGAAGTCGACGACCGCCATTCATACACGTGGTGAGGATTCAGTTTCTGGCCAGGTGCTGGAGGCTGCCTGCCTCGTGACGGCGAAGGCTGACAAGGTTGAGGAGCAATACGGCGAGAAGATCCTTGACGCTGTCCACCGTCGGTTCAGGCAGGGTATCGGTCTTCAGGAGATGATCCTTGAATGCGCGTGGGCCAATGGGTACACGGGACGGAGCTTCAAGAATGATCCCAACGAGATTCTCCGCTATGCTTTTGGTCGGGACTTGCGCGCCGCGGCAGGTTTCTCCACCATTGACATTGGTGGGATTCTGTCGAACGTCGCTAACAAGTTCTTGCTCGAGGGTTTCTTCATGGTTGAGGCCGCGTGGCGGCAGATCACCGCGGTTCGCAATGTCTCGGACTTCAAGACGATTACGAGTTATCGACTCGTCGGAACCGAGCAATACGAGAAGGTTCCTCCGGGTGGGGAGATCAAGCATGGGACCCTCGGGGAACAGACCTTCACCAACAAGGCTGAGACCTACGGGTTGATGCTCACGATCGATCGCCGAGACATTATCAACGACGACCTCGGCGCGATCACGACTGTCCCGCGGAAGCTGGGACGGGGTTCGGGCCTGAAGATCAACGATGTCTTTTGGACGGCGTTCATGGCGAACTCGTCCTTCTTCACGGCCGGCAATAAGAACTACCAGGAAGGTGCGGCGGACTTGTCGTTGCTCACCGTTGGTGGATTGACCGCGGGTGAGAGGCTCTTCTTGGATCAGACTGATCCCGATGGGAAGCCACTCGGCACCATGCCGAAATTCCTTCTGGTGCCGACTGGTCTTTCAGTAACCGCGGCACAGATCTTCAATTCGTTGGAGCTAAGGGACACCACCGCTAGCACGAAGTTTCTCACGATGAATCCGCACGCCGGGAAGTACACTCCGGTGGTTAGTCGTTATCTGGGGAATGCTTCCTACTCGGGGAATTCGCAGGTGGCTTGGTATCTCATTGGTGATCCCAATGACATTCCGGTCATTGAGACGGCGTTCTTGAATGGTCAGGAGGCCCCGACGATCGAGAATTCCGAAGCTGATTTCAACGTCCTCGGGGTTTCGATGCGTGGGTTCCACGATTTCGGAGTTGCCCTGCAAGATACTCGCGGCGGTATCAAGTCGAAGGGTGCTGCGTAAGAGTGACAATCGGGGTCCGGGTCTTGACGGCCCGGGCCCTTCTTTTGAGGAGAATGACTCATGGCAGAAGCAACTTTCGTATCGAGTGGGGCGTCAGTCGACTACACGCCCGGTTCGGAGGTGGTGGCTGGTCAGGTTATCGAACAGGTGACCCTGATTGGTATCGCTACTCAACCGATCGCAGCGAGCGTTGCCGGTTCGTTGCAGGTTGAGGGGGTCTTTGACTTTGTCAAGACCGCCTCATTGGTAGTGAACGTCGGTGATCTCATTTATTGGGATGACACGGCGAATGAGGCTAACAAGACTTCGGCGTCGAATATGCTGATTGGCAAGGCCATCAGGGCATCGGCGGCTGCCGATACGACTGTTCGTGTCAAGTTAGATCAGTAAGGAGATAGATCGTGCCTGAAGCAACAATGAAGGATAGAGGGGCTTCGATTGACTACACTCCGACTGTGGCGGTAGTTGAGGGAGAGGTTATTGGGAGATCCGATCTCGTGGGGGTCGCGCCGATGAACATCGCTGCAAATGAGGCCGGCTCTATCGCGGTCGAGGGGGTCTTTGATATTGTCAAGACCTCGGCGCTGGCTATCGCGGTCGGGGATAATGTTTACTTCAATCCCGTGACCAACGAGGCGAACAAGACGGCAGGGGTGCGGGCTTTGGGTGTATTGACGTTCACGGGTGTGGGTGTCGCGGCTCAGACGATTGTGGTTGGCACGCGGACTTACACTTGGCGAGCGTCCCCCACTCTGCCAGATGAACTCCTGATTGGCACTCAGGCGGCGTGTGAGGCTGCCTTTGCCTCCGCGATCAATAATGGAATTTTGGGTGGCCTCCCCCATGCTGTTGTGACCGCGGCTGATGTGGGCTCGACAGTCGTTCTCACCGCCATTGACTTTGGAACGGCCGCCAATGGAGGGAGCACCGTGGGTGGAACGAACATGGCGTTCGGGGCCACCACACTCGGTGCTGGGACTGGTGGTCATACTGCCGGAGCCGGGGGTCCTAAGGTTGGGAAATGTGTTCTCGCGGCAGCGAATCCGAGTTCCCTGGTTCGTGTGAAGCTGAAGCAATAATGGCTGATCTGATCAAGGATGGCATTGCTTGGTTGGATGCTAGGAAGGCTGAATCGTTGGCCCAGCCGATCACCTACGTCAGAGACGGGTACTCCGATCTACCGATCGGGGCGACTATGGGTCGAACTACCTACGAGGTTATCGATGAATTCGGGAGGACCTCGTCTGCCTCGTCGGTAGATTTTCTCATCAGCGCCGCCCTCATCTCTTGGACGATTGGGGTGGCTAGTCTGCCGCGGATAGGTGATCGCATCAAGGTGACCGAGGGAACGGTGACCAGGACCTTCGAGGTTCTGGATTTGACGGGGGAGGGTCATTATCGTTGGTCTGACCCTCGGGGTGTGATTCTTAGGGTTCATACGAAGTTGATTGAGACTACCTGATGGCTTCGCCAATCATAGAGGTTGCCGATGCGGTTGTGAGTTTGATCAACTCCACGGCTTATAGCCAGAGTGTGTCGGCCGTTCGTACCTATCGGGTGGACCTGGAACTTCAGGATCTGGTTGCTATTAAGGTTTTGGTAGTTCCTAGGGGCATCGAACAGGCCCTCGAAGCGCGTTCGTTGATATTGAGCGACATTCAGATTGACATTGGTATCCACAAGAAGGTGTCGTCGCTGTCGAATACCGTCCTTGATTCTATGATGGGTTTGGTTGAGGAGGTTGGTATTTCGTTGCGGACCAGTCAGCCATATGCGGGATTTGGGTGGGTATCGACAGAGAACGTGCCTATTTATTCGCCCGATCTTCTTGATCAGGCGAAGGAATTCTTGAGTATCTTGACCGTGACTTTCAGGGCGCTAGAAGATCGATGATCAAGTTCAGGCTGAAGCATTTCACGGGCGTTTTCGCAGGGAGGTCTACCCTCTTGGCGCAGTTCAGGAGAACGACCGGCAGATTTCTGTCTGGTGCGGGAGCCTATCTGAGGGCCATTGCTCGCAATAGCCTCGGCAAGGGAAATAGGGTTAGTCTTCCGGGTCAGCCCCCCACTTCCAGAACCAAGATGCTGAAGAACTCAATTCAGTTCGGTGTGGATATGGTGGGGCGGAGTGTAGTGATCGGGCCCACCCTCCTCAGGGGACAGAAGAGCGTCTCGACCAAGGTTCCGTCGCTTCTCGAATATGGCGGCCGAACTAGATTGAAGACCAAGCGTGGTTCCCGGCCAGTTCTATATCGAGCTCGGCCGTTCATGGGTCCAGCATTGATCAAGACTCTGCCTAAGCTAGATTCGATCTGGCAGAAGGCTCGATTGAAGGGATAGGAGAAGAAGATGCCTGCGAATTATCTGTTGGGGATGAATGCCAAGGTTTACTACCATGCGACGGTGGATACGGCCCTGGCCGCGATGACCGAACTAACCAATGTGAAGAATGTCACTCTGAACCTTGATGCGGCGGAGGCGGATATAACCTCTCGGGCGAACTCGGGGTGGCAGGCTATCGCCGCGGCTCTGCGTTCTGCGGGCACCGATTTCGAGATGGTCTGGAAGCCGGCTGATACTGGCTTCGCGGCAATCAAGACTGCCTATCTGACCAGTGCTGCGATGGAATTCGCGATTCTGGATCAGGATAAGGCGACTTCTGGTGCTCAGGGATTGAAAGGGAACTTCACCGTCACCGCGTTCAATCGGGAAGAGCCAATCGATGGTGCGATTATGGTAGCGGTGACCATCAAGCTCACGAAGTTCAATGAGTGGACGGTTGTGGCGTAGAGGAGAATTGCTGTGCCTACTGGTTCTATTGATTCTACGATTAGTGTTGGCGGCCTTGAGTTTACCTCCAAGGCCAGCAAGACTGCGAATGGGCAGGTCGGCCAGGTGATTGCCCTGATCGCCGCTCAGCCGGGATTGAAGAGTACGGCCGGCGTTGATACCATGACGACGGGTCATGGTATCTTGACCTCGGATATTGTTGACATCCAATGGAGCGATCCGACTGACGGCACTCACAAGGCCCGCCGAGCGGTCACGGTGGACACGGCGACAGCGAACGCTATCACGTTCGATGAGACGCCGGCGGCCGTTGGTGATGCCTACCCCGCAAACGGTACGGCGGTGACGGTTCATAAGCGGATCAATGTGGATACTGACTTTGACGGGGATCTGCTTGAGATGCTCGCTGTGAAGTCTACTGGTCGATGTGTCGTTGATTTCAGGGATGTGGGTGGGGCGGTTCTACTCTCTCAGAAGTTGACCGCGGATCAGGCCTTCACGTGGGTTAACGGGCAGGGAGTTGCAAACCCACTCACGGGAAACCCAGTGGACCATCTCAGAGTATCTAGCGGCGTAGCCATCGCGACTACCTTTACACTCGGGTTGATCTATCGGAGCTAGGAATGAAGGGGTTCTGTGATTCTTCCGGTCGAGCGTGGTCGATTTCGCTCACTATCGATTCCGCAAAGCGGGTTCGCAATCTGATCGAAGTGAACCTCTTGGATCTCACTTCTGGAGATCCGCCGTTGCTGACCAGGTTAGGGACAGACATCTTGCTCCTTTGTGATGTCATCTATGCCTTGGTGAAGCCTCAGGCTGATGCACAGAACATCACGGATGAGATGTTTGGTTCTCTATTGGGTGGTGAGGCGATACAGGCGGCTCAGTCGGCATTCTACGAGGAATTGATTGGTTTTTTCCAGTCAGCGGGTCGGACGGATATGATGAAGGCTCTGACGGCCCAGAGAATGCTGATCGACAAGGCGATGAAGAAGATCGGGGTCAAGATCGACAATCTGGACCTGGACAAGCTTCTGGATTTGACCCTTGGAGAATCGTCTACGAACTCGCCGGATCGTGTGGCGTCGACCCCGCCCCCCTCACCCTGAGAGAACTGATTTGGATGGCCGAGGGGGTGTCCAAAGCCGAATGGGGGCGGACGTCTTCAATCATTGCGATGTTGGTAAATGTCAATCGCGATCCGAAGAAGGCCCCAGTGAAACCGAGCGACTTCAACCCATGGGTGAAGAAAACTGTGCATCGTATCGAGAATCTGGGTGAATTGAGGGGCTTCTTCGTGCGAGATAAGGTAGATCAAGATGAAGCTGATCAGTCGGTGGTTGGTACTATGGATGCTCTTGCCGTTGGTGGCGCAGGGGTCCTACCCGAAGCAGAAGGGGTGCCCGAGAATGGCAACTGAAATCCATCGTTGGAGGTCCGGAGATGGTGATCCGACTCTTGCCTCTAGCTGGGATTCGGGGGTGGCTCCGGGTACCTTGTCAACTTCTGATCTGACCTTCACCGCCGCGGCGGCGAATAATGATACGGTAACCATCGCTGGAGTTGTCTACACATTCAAGACAACGATCAACGATGCGACTCCTAGAGAGGTTTTCAATGGGGCCTCGGCGACCGCTTCTGCGACCAATCTACGCGCTGCGATCAATAAAGATGCGGGGGGTGGGACGCTCTATAGCTCGGCGACGGTGGCCCATAAGGATATGGTTGCGAAGATCGACGCGGTTACTGCATCGAATCCCTCCGGCCCTGTGGTTCGTGCTACCGCATATTCTTATGGGATCTATGCGAACATTGCAGTCACCGAAACCAGTGCCAATGCCTCATGGAGTGTGAATCCTCTGAGTGGGGGGGTGTCGAATTGGGCGACCAGCGCCGTTGCTCTCTTTGATGGGATTGTGAACGTTGCGTGCCAGGGGACTGATCGATTGGATGGCATGGCCTTCACGCTCAGACAGACCAAGAATGCGATGCACAATATAGGCACTATTTCATCGCCTTTCAGATGGAGGCAGAATAGCCCCAATGGTTCAGAGCACATCTTGGAAGGTGGGGGGCAGGTTTATTTTGGGGCGGGAATAGGCGCCACCACGGGGTGGAAGACGACGGTCAGATTTACTGTCAATCGCCTTGAGGGGTCGTACCTAGAATTTCAGCAGGATCCTCTCTTATTGATAGTCTCCTCAGGGCAGGTCTCGGTCAACCGGACTGTGGGGTCGTCGATCGGGCCAATTCTTATCGATGGGCTAGACGCTGAGGTAACCATCATATCTGGGAAATTGACTCTGGTCTGGTCGAGGAATGGCCGCTTCATTTCCAATAGTGTGTCAACCTCGGATGATAGTGCCGCCATCTGGACGGTGGTCGGAGGTTTCGTGCAGAACAAGACTCGTATGATCGAGGGAACAAGAGTCATGATTTCTGGCGGAACCATGCAGCTCATTCCAACCATTGCTCCTGCGAATGATGCTGGACCTCAATTCTATGTTTCTGGAGGAATACTTGATCTGGCTGAATCGGTATTCGAGATAACGGGCTTATTGGTTCTGTTTCCTGGTGGTCAGGTATTAGGGACATTAGTGAGTCCCGAGCTCACTCCGGTATAGGATAGGTGAACGATGGCTAATAAACTTCTGCAAGGTACGAATTGGGACACCGCTGGGGATTGGACTCCGGCGAGTGAACCTGTCACGGGGGATGACGTTCGGGTATCAGATACCCCTCGCGATATCATCACGGGCGATCAAGGTACCATCGATCTGAATACCCTCTTGGTTCCCAATCGTTATGTGGGATCATTCGGGACGAGCGGGGCTCCCCTCAAGGCAGCCTGTTCCAAGGTGCGGTATCTCGGGCGCGGGGGGTTCTTCTACGAGTCAGATAAGAATGCCGGCTCGAACTTTCGTACCGACGAGATTCAGATCGACGCCGCCGACTCGGCCGTCAAGGTTGAGATTGGCAGCAACGCCGCTGATCCTGGCTTCGTTGACAAGATCGTGGCTATGCGGGGGAATATCCTTCTCAAAGCCAACATCGCCTTCGATACAGTGACAACCCCCTATATTCAGGCCCTGCGGGACGCCATCTTGGCCATCGCGGCCGGGATAACCAATCCCCTGACCCTCCTCCATAACCAGGGCGCGACGGTGAAGTGTGATTCAGTCATTACGACCCTCCGTCAATTCGGTGGGGAGCACACTCAGGACATTGCCAAGGCCGTGAATTGTGATGTGGTAGGTGGGACGCTCATCTATAA